CGCTCTTCAAGCGAACGATGCGGAAGCGATAAGGCGAGCTATATGGGATGCAAAACCATTCCAGCCTGATGGAATAGTTGATGCTAAGACACTTCTTAAAGAAGTAACCACTCCACAGAAAGAATCAGATCATGACTACCCATACGAAGGACTTAATAAGAAATTACGAGGGATCAGGTACGGATCACTTGTCACATTTACTAGTGGCACTGGTCAAGGAAAATCAACCATCACCCGTGAGATTGCAACTCATCTCCTCAACAAGGGGGAACGAGTTGGGTTCTTGGACCTTGAAGCAAGTAATAGACAAACAGCATTAGGTCTTATGTCTACAGCTGTAGGCAAACCATTACATATAGGTGAACACAGTGAGCAAGAACTCAAAGAACATTTTTCTAATACCATTGCTAATTGGAATCTCTACATGTTTGATGGCTTTGGTAGTTATGATCCGGACGTGGTTTACAATCGGATCGAATACCTTGCCAGTGGACTGGAGTGTCGTCTTATATTCTTAGACCATCTTAGTATTTTATTAAGTGGACTTGATGGAGATGAGAGACGAATGATAGACCAGACGATGACTCGTCTACGAAGTTTAGTTGAAAGAACAGGTATAACTCTATTTCTAGTTAGTCATTTAAGACGAACAAGTAATGACAGAAAATCACATGAAGAGGGAGGTCGAGTTTCCCTGTCGCAACTTAGGGGATCTCATAGTATTTCTCAAATATCAGATGCGGTCGTTGGACTTGAACGAGACCAACAGTCCACAGAGGGAAGAAGCGATACGACTCTTAGAGTCCTTAAAAACCGTTATTCAGGCGAAACAGGTATAGCTTGCAAACTTACATATGACTTATCCAACTGCAGATTTAGTGAGAATGATGTTACGGAATCATCCATTTTATGTGGAACCAGCGGAGAAACGGAAACCTCGGATTTTTGAAAATAGTGAGTATGAACATCCATGGTACGAACACGCTAAAGAACCACCAAAACTAAATAAACCAAAGCCACCTAGCGAGGAGGCAAAGAAAAAAGCAAAGTTTGTAGACAAGACGTACAAGTGGATGAGGAAATGACACTTGTCTTTGACCTTGAAACAAATGGTCTACTACATGATGTAACCCGTATCCATTGCATAGCAATTTATGACTCCACTACAGATGAAATAGAAACCTACAACGATGAAAAGAATAACAAGTATTCCATTACTGAGGGACTTGGTAAGTTACTTGTTGCTGACACGATTGTTGGTCATAACATTATTGGTTTTGACATCCCGTGTATTAGCAAACTATATAACTTTTTCACTCCCAGTGCTCGTATTGTTGACACTCTTCTTCTATCACGTTTATACCACCCAAATCTCTATGACATAGATGATAGACATAGGTGGAAAGGGATGGAGTTACAACACTATGGTAGGCATTCACTTGAGGCTTATGGATACCGTTTAGGCGAACACAAAGGAAACTTTGGCAAGACATCTGATTGGAGCGAATGGAGTCAAGAAATGGAAGACTACTGTGCTCAAGATGTTGAAGTTACTAAGAAATTATGCGACCACTTCCACCGCTACCTGATTGGCTCCAATTAGAGCATTCAGTAGCTCAAATACTTACACAACAGGAACTTTATGGATGGACATTTGATGAGCCAGCTGCATGGAAACTTGAATCTTCTATCAGAATCGAGCTTGAAGACCTTAGTCAATTACTACGGAACAGGCATCCTTTCGTTGCAGGATCAGAGTTTACTCCTAAACGAAATAACCGAATCTCAGGTTATATCGAAGGCGCATCCTTTTGCCGATTAAAGGAACTTAATACCACGTCAAGAGATCACATCGCATGGGTACTGACAACACACTATGGCTGGAAGCCGTCATTGAAAAGCTCCAACGGGAAGCCCGTGATAGACGAGATCGTCTTAAAGGAGATTGGGACGGATATAGCTCTACGCTTTCTCCGATGCTTGGAACTGAAGAAAGCATTAGGAATGATATCAGAAGGCGTGAACGCATGGCTGAAGCTATGTACGACCTCTAGCCGTATTCACCATCATTGTTCAGTCGCAACAAACACATTTAGATGTGCTCACAGAAAACCAAATTTAGCCCAGGTACCAGCAGGTGAAGAATTTAGAAAACTATTTACCGCCTCGCCAGGAATGGTTATGTGCGGGGCTGACCTTAGTGGCATTGAACTTAGGATGCTTGCTCACTACCTCGCCAGATACGACGGTGGGAGATATGCCGACATACTCCTTAACGGAGATATACACCAAGTCAATGCAGACAAAATCGGCATAACGAGGCGAGACGTAAAGACCGTCACGTATGCCTTCTTATATGGAGCAGGTGATGTCAAAATCGGACTCTCAGTCGATAAACAACTATCAACAAATAAGGCAAGAGCTAAAGGAAAACAAGTACGTGCAGCGTTCATCGAAGCCATTGATGGACTGGCAGAGCTGCTACAGGCTGTTAAGAAGCGGTCTTCAGGAGGCTCGGTCTTGGCTATCGACGGAAGAAAAATCATCGTAGATAGCGATCACAAGGCTCTTAATTATTTACTTCAGTGTTCAGCTGGAGTGATAGCAAAACGATGGATGTATATAGCCCATCAAACACTTAAAGAAGCTGACATACGTGCTCATCAGCTTGCGTTTATACATGACGAACTTCAATTCGAGTGCGACAAAGAAGACATAGATGACCTTAAATTCACCCTTGAAAACTCTGCAGTTAGGGCTGGAGAGTATTACAACATGCGAGTACAAATCAACGCCGAATCTAAATCGGGACGTGACTGGTCCGAAGTCCATTGATAGTGGTACTGAGGCTAGAGATGGCGATTACTGGGAACACTACGTTGCCATTGAAGCTTGGAGAAGAGGAGCAGAAGTTTACAAGAACCTTGGTAGAAGCGGTAAGACTGATTTAGTTATTGAACATAATGGTCGGATTATTAAATGCGATGTTAAAGCTAGATCAGCAGTAGCTAAAGGATACCCTCATCGCTACTACCAGCCAGCTCAAACCAAGATGGACGTTAATGAGCCTATCTATATGGTATGCGTTCATCCTGTTACTAAACAGATTCATTGGCATGAAAGCCGTGTCCCTTATGGTTGGGAGGACTTTTGGAATGAAGCTACTTATTGATGCCGACTTCACAGTATATAAATGCTGTGCCGCTGCCGAGGATGAGATCGACTTTGGTGATGACATTATTGTTGTCACCTCTAGATTCTCTGAGGCATATAAATGTGTAAAGCGTGAGCTTAACCGTATTGCTGATCATTTCGGATCGTTTGACCAAATGATTCTATTCTTCAGTGATAGTAAGAATTTCCGTAAGGATGTGAACGGGGCTTACAAAGGTCACAGAAATCGTAAGAAGCCATGCGGCTACAGGAGAGTAATCAATAAATTATGTGATGAGTACTCTGTAATTAGGATGCCTAGATTGGAAGCCGATGATGCTATGGGTGTCTATGCAACGAAACATACTGGTAATGTCATCGTCAGTCCTGATAAGGATATGAAGCAAATACCTGGCATGTTATATAACTTCGATGAGTCTTTCACAATCACGAAAGAGGAAGGTGCGAAGTGGCATTTAATACAGACATTAGCTGGTGATAATACCGATGGATATAGCGGAGTTCCAGGAATAGGAGTCAAGAGAGCAGCCGCTCTATTTGATAGTAAAGGTTACAGCTGGAAGACAGTTGTAGAAGCATTTAAAGAGAAAGATTTATCGGAAGAAGTCGCTCTGGAAAATGCACGTCTAGCAAAAATACTAACCAAAGAGGATTATGACGACGAAAAAATGGAACCAATCTTATGGAATCCCCCAGCCGATTACAGAATTGACAATTGAGCAAGACTTTAAATTAAGACAGATAAAGGATGCTATCGAGAATCCAGACACACCTAGAGAAGACGTTAACACCGTCTTCCTAGCACTACAAAAACAAAACTTTGTTCTATCTAATAGCCTCACAAATCTACTTGCAAAATGGCCGAAACCACCAATGAAACCGGACCCGAATATTACAGGCTTGGATCAATCCAAGTTTGGGATTTTATACGTGATAAGGAACTCAACTTCCACTTAGGAAATGTAATTAAGTACGTCTGCCGAGCTGGTCATAAAGACGACGACATTGAAGATTTATCAAAAGCAATCCACTATTTATCTAATGAAATCGAATTTAGAACAAGCCAAAGAGTTCAGGGAAGCATTCAACGTAAAGAACTCACAGAATCTCAGCTCACGGAATATGCAGCGGAACTTAATAATTGAAGAATTTAAAGAATTTCTAGAAGCAGAAGGAATGCTCTTTCGACAGAGTTTACAACTGCATGAGGAGGCTATTAAAGAACTCAGTGATCTCGTATATGTCTGCTA